AGGGTTTCCTTGATTCGCTCGTAGCCACCGAAAGGGTTATCCTTGGAATGGAAGTAATGGACGCTGGCGTTGCGCTTCTTACTCCGTTGGACATAGGGGACAAGTTCGCCGTTGAGTAGTTCAGCCTCCACGCTCTGGACGCTTGCCGCCCCATCTAGGTATTCCTTAATAACTTCCGTCCACCCATCAATCGGGGTAAATGTCACCAGCATCTTGGAGTTGCGAGTAGCAAGACGGAAGCGCAGGGTGTCAATTAGCTCATTACCAAGAAGGTACTCGTCGAGCCATACGCCAATGTTGTGCCACTGGGGGTCACGGCTACCAAGCTCCGCGCCTTCCAAGATAGTTGGGTTATTCTGATACTGAGAGTAGGTCTTAAAGATAATCTGCGAAGCATTAGGCAAGATCAACGAGTTGTCCGTAAACCCGTTCTTCTTCGTGTACGAAATGTAAGCGTTAGCCGAGGTTTGCTTTGTCCTCATCTCATGCGGCAACCAGTTCCACACCGCGCTTTGTTGCTGGCGGATGCTTACCTCCGATGTCTGTGCAAAGCAGAAGATCTCTGATTTTGGGTTTTCGATGGCGGCTTTGACCACGCAGTAAGAACCCCACGCAGTTTTGCCGCTGCGATTTCCACCAAGTGCTAGAACCTCAGAGACTTGCGACAATTGCTCTTCAGCTTTTTCCCAATGCGGAAGCCTAAACCCGTAGCGGAATGGGTCTTTCTCAGCGTTCTCAATAGCCTCATGGTAGATCCGATGAAGCTCAATGAGATCATCTGGCTCCATCAATGCTACCTCGTCATCGCTGGGAGGCTGCAGGATTGGATGTTTACGCCACTGCATTAGTTCGTTTTATACGCACCAGTCTCCATTAGGATATCTTTGATGTGATACACGCTATCACACTCCTCGCAACAAAACGCATCCTCTTCCGCTGGAAACGACCCTCTATTCCCGTCAACAAAGTGAAGCTCTCGACGCTTCTTGCAATGCTTACATACGCCAATGAAGGGCTTGACGAACTTCTCCAGCACCACATTCCAAATCTTAGCGTTGAACTTCTCCGCCAGATATGAGGCGTAGCAAAGCGTATGGCACTTGTGATGAACCCCGTCATGCTCGACCATGTAGTGGCGAACTAGATTCCCACCATCCTTAGCGTAATCAGCGTATCTTGATTCTGGTTCTGGTATCATTCTACGATTTCGGCTTCTACCGCTTGCGTTTTGACTTTATTGGCAATCCTTGACTTGGCTTCCGCAATCATCTTGGCGGCATCATCAATAGACGGCCCCTTGCGATGCTCAACAATGGTACTCGCCATGCCTGATAGCTGTCCAGCTTTATCGGTCATAATGCCAATAGTCAACGCCAATCGGTCTGGGGAGATCGCCTTGAGCTGGTCTGGATCACGGCTCAGTTGTTCGGCCTTCTCGAACAAAAGGTCGGTGTACTCAGCCGCAGCAATGGCGTAGCGTTTAGAGAACTCCTTGCGCTTTGACTCTAGCGTATCATTATGCCTCCACTCCAGCGCACGGACAGTCTCATGCGTCACCCTGCACTTCTTGGCAATAGCATTGATACGCCCACCCTGCGCCAGCATCCAGAGGATCTGTGCCGCCACATTCGGGTTATAGTTCTCGATAGTGTTCCGAGGGAATTGCTTAGCCCTTTCCTTGACCTCAAGGAAGAACTCTTTCATCGCCTCTTTACTATCAATCGCTGATAGGTCTTCGTCGCTCATTTGGTCTTCTTGCCGTTTTTAACCTTAACGGCCCCAGAGTGCAACTCTTTTTTGAGCTTATTCTGTTGCGTCGAGGAAAGCGGAGAGCCCTTACTGAGCAAGTATCCTACTTGCTTTTTGCTTTTTGATTTCATTTGCGTGGTACTTATCGTTCACGAAACGGTCGCTCAACACCAAATTGCTCTCGGTATTCAAGAGTTTCTTTTGGAATTGTTCCAAACAATTTTCCAAGGTCGGCAGACCATTCTGGATCGTACTTTCCAGTTTGAGTTAGAGCTTGTATCCCTTGTGAGGTTGCAAGAACGCCGTTAACAATACCTTGAGTGTATTGCTCCATTTGCTCTGGAGTAAGTTCTTTGCGCCCAATATCTTTTAAGTATTTCTTAAATGGCTTTCCGTTCTGCACTCGATAGGCCGCAGCCGCAAATCTATCCTTGAACGGGCGAATGTATGTCATTGGGTTGATGTAACCCTTAACGCCACCTTCGTTTATAACCGCACCAGCGACCTTGCCCTCAAATGGAACAGTTGGCTTCTTCACGAGATCCATCATCCTAGATGCCGCTAGAATGTCATCAGTGAACTCGTCACCGGCGACAGCTCGCATATTTGCAATAATTGATGGGTTTTTTGATGCGTCTTTTAAGAATTGATTTGCATCCCAAAGGTTGGCATCCCCGAACTTTGCAGATTGATCCGCTGGGTATCTCCCAAAAAAGTGCTCAATGAAATCACCTCGGAGCATCTCTTGGTCTTTAGAGCCAAACTTAGACAACGCCTTTCTAACCATATCTGGTTTAGCGGCCCACATTGCGGCTGGAAACTCGCCCCGTTCAATCGCCTCTCTGTGACCATTCATAGCCCCGTTAAGAAGCGCATTGTTCTTAAATTCATCGAGTTTTTTTGTGGTCTTTCCCTTTTCGATTATAATATTAGTTATTTTTTTGACCGAATCCTCACTCAGTGTGCCTTGTAGCTCTTGGAGGTCAGAAATATCAATTTTACTTGGGTCAATTTTCGCCTTGCTTATAGCATCTTGAAGATTCTCAAGTTTTTTAACCATATTTTGACCGTAAATTGGATTAACTTTTCCATTTTCGCCGATTCCAAAAATTCTGGTTACAATTTCTGGGTCAAAATCAAATTTATCAACAAACCCCTTGCGCCTACTAGCGACTCCAATTTTTTCAAGATACGCTTGCTGAAGTTTGCCTGCAACTTGAAATGCTTTTTCTGGCCCGGCAAGAGATACGGCGTTTAACACATCGCCAACAATGCGTGGGTCTGATAAAATAGTTTCATTGATTTGACTGCCGGTCATATCTGAACGACCAAGAGTCTCTCTAAGAATAGATCCTAGTTGTTGCTCGTTATATCCAAGCCTTTGTTGCAGCACATTCGTGGCATAATTCCACTCGTCAAGTAGCCCATTGTCAGCATACAGCTGATCCCTAAGTTGCGAAACTGTTTTTGACGCGCGGCCTGCAGCTATTTCTTTTGTCGTGCCGCCTACAGTCCCTCCCTCTGGGACGGCTTCTCTAAATATCTTCACGACAGTATCCAACTGTTTCGCATCAAGATCCCCAGATAGGCTTTCAAGACTTTGCCTCTGTCTGAGGAGATTTTGCCTAGCGTCTTCGGATAGATTGCTATTTTCTAGCTTTTTGTCTATTTTTTCTATCTTCTTTAAGTTTTTTGGCCTTTGGTATAATCTGTCTATCTCAGCTTTTAGCTGCGGGCTTCTTACAATGTCTTGATAGTACTGACCCTCAATAGCCTTTGCTACTTCTATTGGGTCAACGGACAAGCCCATGTCCCTTGTTTTCTGGTAAAATGGGGTATAGACCTCATCTTTAATTTTATTAGCCGCAGACCTACCAGCCTTTATTTCATTAAAAATAAACTCCCCAGCACTTGTCTTATCTTGACGAGGACGAGACATAAATTTGTAGATCTCGTCGTCGTACTGTAGTGCTACCGACCTAGCCAAATCCTTATCATACAGCGCAAGAGTACCCTCAAGCATCTCCTTTTCATGAGCCAACGCTTTAAGAGTGTCGTCATACATCACCCCACTTTTCTGCGCGGTGGATAGTGCGCTGTTTTTAATGGCCTCTAGCCTTTTCGCACCATACAGAACATCTTTGCCAATTTGGTAATTCGGGAGTTTTGATGCTAACTGAAGTCGTTTTAATGTTTTTTCATCGCTACCCTTTGCAATGTTTGCTAAGCTAATGTCATAACCCCTACTTTTCAAATAAGCCTCGTCTTTTTCCAGAAGGGCTTGTCTTTCACTTAAAAACCCCTTTTTTGACCTTGCTACACCCATACCAATTGGGGACAGGAGTTTCATTGGTATGTATTCAAAAGGCATGCCCGCAGCTCCCTGCGTTGCCCTTTCTGGAATTGCCTCAAGGAAACTTGGGCCAGTTCCAGTAAACGCTGTTGCAATCTGGTCTTGCAGCGCGGCTCCGAATGTATATCCAGCAGCACTACCAACAGTCGCACCACTTGGCGTTTTGGAAAGAGCTAGACCACCAGCCCCACCAACTCCACTTGAAATCATTGGGAAAATTTCACCAGAAACATCAATAGCGTCTTTTAGTGACAGACCAAACTCATCGGTTGCCTTCCACTTGCCAGACTCATCCTTCACTAATTGCATTGGAGAACCAAGAACATTCAAAGTCTTAATGTTCTCTGGGCCAAACTTATCGGCTAGATACTTAGCTTTGTTGTCATCCGTCTTAAATGCAAGACCAAACCTTGTATCGGAATCCAACCCGGACTCAAGGTCAACATCCGCATCAAGAAGCGTTGAGATTCCAGATTTGAGTTTTTGAGAAATAGCCTCTGGTGTTGTAGGAACGCTTCCTTCAACTGTTTCCAAGTCTTCAGTTAGAAACGAACCATCAGCAATCTTTGAAGTCAGCTTGTCGGTCAAAGACTTAGACAGGGAGTCTATTTCATCAAGCCCACTAAATAGCGGAATTGCTTGTTCTTTGAGTTTTTCAGCGGCTATAGGATCAGTTTGTCCTAATTGAGTCATTTCTGCATCAAGTTGCTGTATTCTAGAAAGAACATCAGCTTTGGTTCTTTTAAGCTCAAGAAGCGATAGGTCTGTGTTTGACATTTTTATTCTCCAAGTAGTCTTTTCCTAATCTCCATGACCTCTGGGGCAAGCGGTTGTTTCTTTTGGAATCCTGGATACAATGACTCAACGGCATCATAAGATTCCTTAGTGATCTTACCTTCTTTTAGCAATTTGTCACGATCTTGTTTAGATCCGTGAATTGTATCAAGAACCATTTTCTTGTAGTTTGTGGCCCTTCGTTGCAATTCTCTTGGGTCGCCAACTTGAGTCAACTTGCCTTTTTCTTCGGCAAGCGCGTCAAATTCTGGTTTGGTTACCGCACCAAGTCCGCTAGATCCCGTGGGTGATGCCTCCTTAAGTCGTTGGAGTGTTTCAAATCTGAATCCAGCTTTAACTGTGTCAAGAGTGTTCTCTACTTCAGACGCACCCTCGAATCCAGCCATTGGAGCAAATTTTCTATAGGTGCTTGCACCTGGAAGGCGGCTCATTTCACCAGCATAACCAATTAGTTTATCAATTTCTGAAAGAACGATGCCAGCCCGATCAAGTTCAAATTTCCTTTCGTTTTCTGCTGCTTGCGCCGTTTTCTGAGCCTCAATGTCAGCCTTTCCTCCTGGAATATTAACAATGGATGGCCTTCCGCTTGCGTCAGTAGATAGAATTTGTCCCTCTCCAACCTTTGGAGCCGCACCAACTCCTGTTGCGGATTGTTTTAGAATTGGACGACCTTGTTCATCATAGGTCATTTCAAATCCCATTTGAGGAGTCCTAGTTCTAACGCTAGTAACCCTAAAGTTTCCATCTGGCGTGGGAACAGCAGAAACTTGCCTACCACTTGCCTCAAGTTCTTGGACTTGCTGTGGGGTCATAATAGTTCCTTGTTGCTGTTGTCCATCTCCAACCGGAATCCCTCTAACCATGCGTCTGGGTGCTGGTTGTGGTTGTTGGTTGATCCTTGGCTCTGTTGGCATCGCCCCGCTTGGAGCGGCCTGTGCTGTGCGCATTCCCGCACTTTGTTCAATCATGCGGCCAACTTCAGCTTGCTGTTCTGGTGTACCAATTGCTTGTTGTGAACCATCATCGCCAACCCTTCTAAATACTTGCGTACTTCCTGGATTTCTTGTTGCGACGGAATTCATCCACGAACCTTTTGAGTAATTTTGTTTAAATGTTCCGGGCTTTCCGCCATTAAACCCCTTGCTGCTATTTGATGCGATTTCATTATCGCTAACAAAAATCCCAGTATGTCCAGCTTTTTTACCTCTTGGAGTTACAATGATATCTCCAGCTTGTGCTTGACTAACTGGAACGCTTTGGAATCTTGGGTCGCTGCTCAAGCTCTCGATCATTTTAGATGTGGACAAAGTCCCACCTTTAACCAATTCTTCTCCAGTTGCTTGATTGTAAATTTTACAAACTGCGTCAGCGCATCCGAGTCCGCCGCCTTGAGTCCCAGGTGTTTTAGCCGTAGACAAGCGGCCAATGTTCATCTTAGCTGTTTGAGCAATAGAATCAGAAATTCCGCCAACTTGAGATGTGGGGGGCAATTCCCCCAACCCACCTTCTTCGCCATAAAAATACTTTTCAGTGTTTAGAATTGGCCTTTTAGTATCATAATCATAAGAATTCCCAAACTGGTCTTTCCAAACTCTTTCCTTTCTTTCTTTGCCCGTGTCTGGGTCAAGAATTGAAATTTCTCCTTCTGTGCGTTTAGACGCCTCAGCTTGAGCTTTTTGCCCATATATATTGGCTCTTTGCTGCGCTACTTCTAGGTTAGCAAGCCTAAAGGCGTTTTCATCTTGAGCTTTTTGAGAGGCAATAGATCTCTCTTGCGCCCCAATTCCAAGGGTGAATGCGTTTGAGATTCCTTGAGCAGCAGTTCTACCAAGTGCCAATGCCTCCGCAGGAGATGTGTTTGGGTCGTTAATTTTAGCTTGGATTGGTGACAGGTAACCTCCTATGTCAATACCCAAGTCTTTACCCATTTTGATTGCAGACTCAATACCAGCAGAGGTGGCCTTAATTTCGGCATCAATTTTCTTGCGCTCTTGGCGAGCTTCTCCAAAGTCCTTAATGCCTTGACCAATGGTAGCCCCAAGGTTCTGCATCCCCTGTGCTTGGATCTCAGCAGCCCTTGTGAAGCCAGAGTAATCCTGCACAAACATCCGTGGGTCTACACCCGCTCCTAGCATCTGTCCTTGTCCGTATGGCATATTATTAGTCTTTCATGAAAGATGGAATACTTTGGTCAAACCATAGTACTCGTTGTGAAATGTTTTCAATTGTGCAGTCCAACTTTGGGCAATGCACAAATTTAGGGGCCGACTCCCTACGGTCAACACAAGCAGTACAGGCATGAACATAGTCACAATTGTGTGTTCGGTCAACCTTCTCTGACCACTTGCTATTTACCTTTTCATATCGGCTAGTCTGGATTGGTACATTGTTTTCCTCACAGTATTGGAACACATCATCGTGCGTCCAATTTTTCATTGGGTAGAAGGCATTGCACTGTCCGGGGTTGATACGCACATCTACGCGCACTCCAGCATCCCCACCGTAGATTGGGTCAGAGTCGCAGAGTTTGTGGCCAACCAGCATTCCATCCCATCCAGCAACAATACCGGGGTTCTTAGGGCGGTTGTAAATATCCATAGCGCACACCCACGGCTTGCCGTCTTCCATTGGCGTAATGCCAGTAGGGCAAGTCATGTCGGTGTTGTCAAAGATATACTTGTTCTGCACCTCAAACTCGTCGTCAGTTTGCTGGAATGAAGAGAATGTTGGATGCCATGTGTACACCTCAAGACCCCATTCCTCAATAATGCGATTCTGGAATGCGTATTTGATTGGTTGCCATTGTTCGCGGTAGAATACAACTGGAACCTTTACCCCAACTTTTTTGAACACAAGGTCAAGAAGTGCCATGCTATCCTTTCCACCGCTCCAAGCAAGGCACGGTTTCTTAGAGACACTTAGGCATGTCTCAATATTCTTAATGGCTGATTGTACTTTGCTAAACATTAGATTGCAATAATAGCAGCACCGGCAACAGCTCCACCTGCTCCCATCATAGCAGCATTCCGAGTAGCACTTGACTGCGCGTTAGCTGATTGCGCTCCAAGGATATTCTGCCTTTGAGCCGCACCAAGGTTGAGGAACGCATCTGGCGAGAATAGCTGTGGCCCAACTTGTTGAGCAGATACTGGAGTCCCACCAAGCAACCCAAGTCCGGGGCTATAGAAGTTCTGCCCAAGGTTGTATGCTTGAGTGCCAAGTGAGGACGCTTGGCTAAGCAACCCAGACTGACGAGCTAGGCGTTGGTTTTCGATGTCTTGTGATAGCCCTGCAAGACCCATAGCACCTTGTTGCGCGATACCACCATATTGTGCGGCCTCGGCTCGGCGTTGAGCAAGGGCTTGCTCCCTGTTCATTACCTCTGCGGAAATTGCTGCATTGCCACCAATCCTTCCAGATGCTGCTGCGGCTTCTCTGGCTGCCTGCTGTGATGAGCGGAGTTGCTCTGGGGAAAGGCGACCAGACCTTCCATATGCCTCTTGCGCTGCTTGAGTCTGAAGCGCAGACAAGCCACCATATTGCTCCATCGCTTTTTGGGCAATCGGTGTAGCAGCATCTTGATACCCAGCCTGCATTTGGCGAGCTTGCTCAGCAAGTCCACCCGCCGCCTCAACCTCACGGGCTTGTTCTGGGGAAAGCGATTGTAGCAGCCCACGAACTGTTCCTACATTGCGCCCCATGCCAGCAAACTCAAGAGATCGAGCGAGATCGATCTGTTCTTGGTTTAAGCGAGTGAACTGAGGACGGTACTGCTGTTCAAACGCCAGAATGCTTGGTAGCGATTGCTGATAGGCAGTCAGCCCAGACATAATGTCAGCACCGTAATCAACCTTCGGTGCTTCTACTTTTTTGGGTTTCTTTCCCATATGCGTGTTATTTAAGTTTGTTGTAAAATTCGTGCATGTCGTAGCACCTTAACCTATGGGAGTTTTTGAAGTCCCGCTGAAATGAAATGTATTGGAAGTCGTCCACAAACTTGCGTAGCGCCTTTTCCATGTTTCCCGT